TAAGTTTGTCGGGTATTGCGTTAATATACGCAATAATACTTTTAATGTTAATTAAGTGGAATAATGAAAAACCTAAATAGAGGAGGATACTGCACAAGTATAACGCATGGCAATTTTACCATCATTAACTGCTTTATATCCCAGCTTAGATAAAATATTTAAAGACTCCTTGTGCGCAGCACGTGAGCATTCATACCAACTGTCGTATAAAATTGGAGCCTTTACAGGAGGCAGACATGCATTCTGGGCTAAAAAGGAGCACACCCATATTGTTAAAGTAAATTTAATCATTGACAATCTTTTTAAAAAGTCCTATATAATAGTTCAAATGAAAGGAACACATGACTGATATAACTAAATATCGTAACGTTTCGCTAACGCACCAAACATACAAGACATTGATTAATTTGTCCAAAGTTTTATTGCCGGATGCTAAGTTATCTATAAGTAAAACTATTGAACAAATAGCCAATGAGAAAGCTAAAAAGTTGAATGGTAAGATTAAAAAAATATAGACTTCATAAAGAAATTTGTGACGTGTGCAACGGAAACGGATATGTTAAAGTTGTGCACGTAGATCAAAAAGAACACGTTCACCAATGCTGGGAATGTGACTCAGAAGGAGAATTTTATGTATATAAACCCTCGATGGCTTCAAACGATGATGCTGCTAACGGTACTCGTAATACTTACGAGCTCTTGCACTGAGTTGGCGATGCTAAGTTCAAGCGCAACTATTGCTATAGGTCAAAACGCTTACGCAAAAGCTTATAGTGGAATTGATGTTTTAACAATTATTCAGACGAAGAAAGATATTAAAACTCATGCCTATGAAGCATTGAAGAAAGAAGAAGATGGAAATAAGTGACGCGGCCTATGTAGCTGGACTGTTCGATGGTGAAGGCTCTGTTTATTTCAAAAGAATGAAACAGATAAAACATAACCGACCCGGTAAACCTGTACACAATGTAATGGTCATTAGAATGGAAATGGCTATGACTGATAAAGAAGTCATTAAATGGTGTCATGATTTATTCGGGTGTGGTCATTTTGGCGAACGTAAAGTTAAGGAAGGTTATAAAAGACAATGGCGCTGGAGAGTCTCTCATAGAGATGCTTTATACGTAGCTAAAATACTTTGGCCACATGCAAAAACAAAATTACATAAGATAGAACAAATTATAGATCACTACGAACCAAGAGCTCAAGAGCTGGGAGATAATGTAGTGGATCTAGCAACAGAACGACAGATTAGACGTACCGATGGATATTGAAACAAAAGAATTATTAAAAGAAATTAAAGCCTACCGGGATGAGATGGTGGCCCGAAACTATCCTCATCAGGAGATCAGCGATATCATTACTAAATGGGAGACGAAAAAGGTAAAAACAGTATCAGAAGAACTACAAAATGAACTAGAGCCTATTCCTAGTCCTAGTCCTATGTCAGATGAATAATGATTAATAAAATTTTATTATGGATTCAAAAAGTTTCAGGACAAATTAACTCGTGGGTCTGGACGAAGTGGGATCGAAGGAACAGGAAATGGAAAAATGAAAAAGAATAATAAATACAGCTATATACAAGGAAAACAGATCACGGAACCTGATTACCGGATCTACGATATTGGCGGCATGCGATTGCCCTCCGTTACAACAATACTTGCAAAAACAAAAAATCAGCAGTACTTAACCAACTGGAAAAATAAAGTTGGACATGAAGAAGCAGAACGAATTAAGAATCTTAGTAGCAAGCGCGGGACTGCTATGCATAAGTTCCTGGAGAAACACATACAAGAGAGTGGGTACGAAGACCTTACGGAGATTGGCCAACAAGCTAAGCCAATGGCTCAAAAGATTATAGAGCAAGGACTCGTTCCCATTTCGGAATACTACGGATCAGAAATCATGGTCCACTATCCAGGGCTCTACGCAGGCTCGACCGATCTTATGTGTTTACATAATGATCTTGAGACTATTGTAGATTTCAAGCAAAGCAACCGCCCCAAGAAAGAAGAATGGATAGAAGATTATTTTCTACAGATTGCAGCGTACGCTATGGCGCACGATGAAGTTTACAGATCTAGAATTAGACAGGGAGTAATAATGGTATGTACTCCTGACCTATATTACCAAGAATTCAAGATACAAGACGCTGATTTGAAGCGTTGGAAACACAAATGGCTGGCACGACTGGACGCGTATCATGAATTAATTCGTGATGAAAAAGAACAAGCAAACATCAGCCCTGAGGAATTTGAAAACGATTTCCTAGATAAAGCTGAAAGAGAAAAAAAAGAATTAGAAGATTCTTATAAGGAATCAGTAAGACAAACTAATGAACGAAAAAACTAATTAGAGAATGGGGAAAGAACATCTAAACACGGGATAACGGTCTCGATAGCGGTTGCAAGAGTTCTTCGCCCCTTTCATCTCATCTTGCAACAGCATCCGTAATTATGAAAACAAATGGAACAAAAAAACCTAAAGTCTTTATAGCAACCCCTTGCTACGACTCGATGAGGGTGGAGACGTGTGTCTCATTATTAGATACTTTTTCTACCTTGGGACAAAATGGAATTGAATGTAAGTTCAAGTCTATTAGAACGTGTTATATTTCTCATGGACGCAACATGTCCACGTGCGCATTCTTGCACTCAGGGTTTGATTACATGCTGTTCGTTGATGCCGATGTTCAGTTTAATCCTGAGGCAGTGCTGCGTATGCTAGTGCCGAACAAGGACATTGTTTGTACTCCGTACCGGGTGAAGAATAAGCCGGAAGTAATGGATTACGCTGTAACTTTTAAGGATCCTAAAGCTATTAATATTTTACCCTGGGATCTCGCTGAGATTACCGAAGGCCCCGCAGGATTGTTATTGATTCACAGGCGCGTGTTTGAAAAATTAATGGACAAGCATCCTGAATTAAAATGTGAGTTTCCCGATGCGGCAAGAGCCAAGTTGAATGAGGAGATAGGTACGGAGGACGATGCTGCAGGAAAATATATGTATAACTTCTGGGACACGAGCTTTAAGGACCAGTTATGGAAGGGTGAGGACATTGCTTTTTGTAATCTGGCCACGAGTGCTGGGTTTAAAATATACGCGAACCTCGACTCATGGACCACGCATCACGGATCTTATGGCTGGAAAGGCCGCTTTGGGGATTCCCTCATCAAGAAACCAAAGGACTAATTGTGTCCGAAATAAGGCAATTTGCTCGATACTTGAAGTGTCGAATAGGTGTCGAATAGGTGTCGAATAGGTGTCGGCGAAGTGTCGAAAAACAGAGTTTTGGACGATGTTCACGTTTTAGTCTGAATTGCCGACACCTTGCCGACACCCTTTCGATACCAATTCGACACCCTAAGTGTCGAAAGTATTATTGTTATATACCAACGATTCTAGGTCATTTTAAGGCCTTTTTTTCACTTTCGACACCTTTTTCAAAAAAAAAAAAAATAGCGCGCTATAAAAAAAATGTATAGTAAAGTGTCGAATGTGTCCAAAATAAGGCAAGATGAAGAAAAAGAATGAGATGACAGAAGAACAATTTTGGGATAAATTCAATGAGAAACATAACCCGAGATATTACAATGCCACGAAAAACCAAAAGAAGATTAAGTTTGAATCAAAACGTCAACGACGTTATCCCTTATTCAAAAGTAAGAGTTGAGTGGATTGATATATTATCTGATTCCGGCTGGGCTGATGAAAAAGGTTTCAACAGAATGAAACTAGCTTACCCTGTTAATGAGGGTTGGTTATACAACAAAGATAGAGATGCTGTTAAGTTGTTTGCTTCTTATGATCGAGAGGAAGATGGGTCTTTGACTTTTGGTGACCGGACGATGATTCCTTTGGCTTGCGTGAAGAAGATTCAGAAGATTTAGGTGCTTCAATTGCCTCACCCTCAACAACCTTTGCTGTTAATAGACCTGAGTAATCGTTTAAAATTTGTTTCATTTTTAATTCTAATTCCTCTTCTGACATATCTTCTAGCTTACCTGTTTTTATTATTTTGCGTTCTATGTATAGTCCTGCTACCTTTCCACGATTTGTTTCAGCGTTTACAGCAGAAGAGAAAGAACCTTTCTTCAACGCTAGTTCTTTAATACGCGCAAGCTCTGTTATGTGTGTCTCATAGTTAACTTCAAATTTTTTCATTCTTTCTTCTTTGAGTTTGCCCAGATATGTTGCCACGAGTGGTGATAGTCTAGGATTCATGAGCTCAGATCCTTCTTGTCTACATCTGTTTTTGGAATAGCCAGCCAGCACTGCTGCTTCAGCCTGTGAGACTGGACCATCAGGTCCTCCAAATACTATAAATTCGGAGAATCTCTTTTGCATTTCTGTTAATCTTTTTGGAACTCCCAT